TGAGCCTTTAGCTATTCGTCGCCGTAACGCTCGTGTCCAGCTCGCGGCTGTCGAGTACAGTCAGACTGACAACACGTTCGAGATGATTCGGCTCCTTGTGAGCGAGGAGTTGATGCGTGATTGTGGGCTTGAGGTTATGATGAATGACGTTTGGGGTTTTCTTCGGACGTGTCGTATTCAGCGTATTTCTAGTGCTCCGCGCGGTAAGGAAGGCAATCGCCCTACGTTCTTGTTGTATAATGAGACTCAGCACTGGCTGCCTTCTAATGGTGGTGAGCGGTTGAAAACGGTTCTTGGTGGTAACTTGTCTAAGACTCGTGGCCGGTATTTGGCGATTACTAACGCTTATAGTCCGGGTGAGAATAGCGTGGCTGAAGCGGATCATGCTGCTGCTATGGATGCGTTGGAGGGGCGCGCTAAGGCTAACAGCATTTTGTATGATAGTTTGGAGGCTCCCGCTCACGCGCCTGTGAACGAGCGAGTGTTTCATCTCGTTTATGATATGGTTCGTGGCGATAGTGTGTGGTGTGATTGGGAGTCTGCTTGGAATGAGGTTTGTGATCCTTCTCGTTCTGTGAGCGAGTCGCGGCGCATGTTCTACAATCAAGTGTGGATGGCTGAAGGCCGGTTGTATTCTCCTGATGATTGGAAGCGTATTGAAGCTAAGGGAGATTTGGAGCCGGGCGATACGATCTGCTTGGGGTTTGATGGTGGTAAGAGTGATGACGCTACCGCTTTGATGGCTATCCGAGTGTCTGACGGTTTGTCGGTTCCTTTGTTGTTGGAGGAGCGGCCTGCTGACTGGGAGGGCCATTGGGAAGTTAATCGTGAAGTGGTTGAGTCTGCTGTTCACCGGGCTTTTCGTGATTATAATGTGGTCGCGTTTTATGCTGACGTTGCCTTGTGGGAGTCGTATATTTATGAGTGGGGTTTGGCTTATGGGCCGTCGATGGTGGTTCATGCTCCTAACGGTCCTATTGCTTTTGATATGCGTGGTTCTCAGCGTCGTGTGGTGAAGTTGCATGAACAGTTTATGTCTGCGATTTTGAATGGCCGCCTGCTGGCGGGTGGTTCTCGCGCGCCTCAGGCTTCGTTGCGTCGTCATTTTATGAATGTTGCGCGTAAGGACACGTCGTATGGCGTGTCGTTTACTAAGGATAATCGTGACCATAAGTTGAAGGTTGACTTGTATGCGGCTTGGATGCTCGCGTATGGGGCGTTGATGGATTACCGTGAGGAAGAGTCGTTTAGGGCGGCTAAGGTTGAGCCTGTTCGTGGCGGTTTCTTCCGTGGCTAGATTCGCTAGGAGTGTGATGGTTTTTGTTTAGTGTTTATGATTCTATGACGGCTGGCGAACTAGCTGAGGAATGTTATTCGATTATTACTCGTGACCGCACGGAAGTGTTGGATAAGGTTGATCGTTATTTGCATGGTAAGTTTGATGATCCTTATTCGGCTAAGAACATGGAGCCTGAGCATCAGTCTTTGATGCGGAAGGCGAAACAGCCGTGGTGTGCTATCCCAGTGAAGGCCGCTAATCAAGCGTTGCAGGTTGACGGTTTCCGTCCGGGTGATACTGAGGGTACGGCTGAGTCGTTGACGGATATTCCTGAGTGGGATTTCTGGCAGCGTTGCGGCTTGGATGCTAAGCAGGGTATTGTTCATAGTGCGGCTATCGCGTATGGTCATTCTTTCGTTGTTGCGTCTAACGGGCCTGACGGTAGCGCTGTGGCTCAGATTCTTAACCCTTTGAATACTACCGCGTTGTATGATGATCCTGTGTCGGATGATAATCCTGTGTTTGTGTTGACGGTTATTCGCCCTGAGAAGCAGACTCCGAAGGGGCGTAATATTGCTGGCTACGCTGTCGGCTGGGATCGTTATAACAGGTATGAGTTTTCGATGGAGTCCGGCGATTTCCGTCACGTGTCTAGTGTCCCGCATGGTGGTAATGGGTTGTGTCCGGTTACTCGTTTTGTGTCTGATATGGATGCTACTGGGCGGGCTATGGGCGCGGTTGAGCCTATTATCCCGTGGCAGGATTCGTTCAACCAAGCGTTGTTTAACATGTTGTTGGATCAGACGTTTAACGCTCAGCGCGTGTTGTGGGCTACGGGTGTTACCCCGCCTTATCAGAAGGATGCTGATGGTAACGTGTTGACGGACAAGCAGGGTGAGCCGTTGTATGCTCCGTTTAAGATTAACGCGGGTGACATTATTGGCGACATGAATCCTGACGCTAAGTTCGGCCAGCTGGCTGGTTCTGACCAGTCTGGTTTCGTGCATACGCTGGACATGCTGATTAAGGACTTCGGGGCCTTGTCACAGACTCCGCCCGATTTCTTCCTTGGTCAGATGGCCAACTTGTCTGCTGAAGCGTTGGAGGCTTCTGAGCGAACGTTCCGTCGCCGCGTTGACTTGTATGCTCGTAACTTTGGTGAGGCTTGGGAGCGAGTGATTCGTATTGCCATGTTGTTGGAGGGCCGTGAGCCGCGTGACGGCTGGGAGCGTAACGAGATACTGTGGCGCGATTTGGATCGCCGCGCGTTGTCGAAGGTCGCTGACGGGTTGGCGAAGATCGCGGTTGACTTGGATGTTCCTAAGCGCGCGTTGTGGACGTTGATTCCCGGCGTGTCTCCTACTCAGTTGGACCAGTGGTATGAGATGTATAAGGAAGAGCGGGAGGATGATCTGTTGAATGGCGCGCTTAGGTCGTATAATGAGTTTTTCACTAACGCTGGTTCTTCTAGCGGTGGGGAGTTGGATTCTCCTTCCCCTGCTGCTCCTAGTGGTTCTGCTGAGAGCGAGCTTTGATGGGGGACCGGAATATTGATGCTTTGAATAAAGCGTTTGGCGACGCGGTTGCCCGCCTATCTGGTGAGGTTTCCGCACAGGCCGCCGCCGCATGGGACAACGCGAAAGATAAACGTGTCCTAGCCGGGCGATTACTGTCTACGGGTAGTAACGTGTGGTCGCGTGGCGCTGAACTTGCTATGGCATATTTCCGACTTCGTATGGCTTTAGAGTTTGGCTATACGGTTCCTAGCGTGTTTATCGCTCCTAGCAATCAGCCGAAATGGTATCAGTTGGGTGATCTTGTGGCAGAGTTTGAGTCTGTGGCTAGGGTTCCGGCTGGCGTTACTATCGTCGGGGCTAGGCGTATTGGCGTTAGCCTGCTGAAGGCCGGGGCGGTGAGCTTGCGTGATAAGCGCGCTAGGGACGTGCAGTTGATTAGTGAACGTTTTGAGGACGCTCTGGCTTCTGTTGAGGCTGGGGATGAGGATAAGGTGCGTAGCTTGTTTGCTGGCACGATGGAGCATCTTGCAGCTGCCGGGTATCGGCAGTTGATTACTGACGTTGTGCCGCGTTCGGGCCGGTATTCTGGTTGGGCGCGCGTGTCCCGCACGGGCAAGCCTTGCGCTTGGTGCGCAATGTTGATCTCTCGCGGGCCTGTTTACCACAATGAGGCTACCGCTACAACAAGGCGTTCGCGTGGTATCGGTAAAGGTGGTGCTACGTTGAGTGAGGCTGATAATGGGCACCCCCACTGTCAGTGTTATGTCGTTCCAGTTAAGTCGCGTGCAGAGTGGCTTGTTGGGGATTTGTTTAGTCAGGGTAGGCAGTTCCAGTCCGAGTGGGTGAAGGGTATGAGCTTGAAGGATTGGCGTAAACAGTACTACCAGACTCGTGCTAAACATTGGAGGGATAAGCTCGCATAGCCGGGGTTGTTTCTCGTTTCTTTTTTGGTCAGGCAACCGGGAGTTGCCGGTGGCCCCCGGGTGGGGAAAATTGTTAAGGAGAGTGCTCGTATGCATGAAGAAAATCAAGTAGAATCTACAGAGGCCGCTAAGGATACACAGCCCACAGAAAACGCTACTGAAGCGCCGGTGGAGGCTGCGGATCAGGGAAAGGATGCTGAAGGCCAGGAGCCTCAGCATAGTATCCTAGACGGGGCTTCTGAAGAGATTGTCAACCTTGTTAAGGGATTGCGTGAAGAGAACGCGCGTCACCGTCAGAGCAACAAGCGGCTCCGTGAGGAGCTTGCTGAGGCCGCTTCGTCTGAGGACTTGGAGGCTATGAAGGCTCGTATCGCTGAGTATGAGGCTCGTGAGGAGTTGCGTGCGGCTCAACGTGAGGCACAGTCTTTGTTCCCGTCTGTGCCTATGGAGGTCGTTGAGTCGTTGTCCGGCGTGACTGTTGAAGAGTTGAAGTCTCAGCTTGCGGCTATCGCTAAGATCGCGGGCGCGGCTAATAGTGGTGTTCGCGCTTCGGGCGGGGGATTGGCCCCGGCTGAGGACGTTGCTGATGATGTTGATGTTGACGCGATTTTGGAGAGCATGTCTCGCCGACGCTGGTAAATGTTGCCCGCGTCTGTTTGGTTCAAGTTTAATGTTTTGGAGGTAAACTTTTATGCCTATTACAGAAAATGAATTTGTAAAGTTTAGTAAGAAGGCCGCTGACCTGTCTGTTCGCCTTATGGAACGTGAAATGGTCACGTCGAAGGCGTTTACTCGTATCGGCTTTGATGACTTCAAGGGTTCTGTGAACGACACTGCTAACATTGTTGTTCCCGGTATCCTGCCCGCACACGAATACGCTTTCCGTAACAACCGTGCGGCTGAACTGGAAATCGACACCTACCGCGAAACGAAGATTCCCGTCACTCTGGGAACACACGTCTACTCGCGCGTCCAGCTGACCGACGAGCAGTTCGAGTTTGACTTGAATAGCCCCGGCTGGCAGTCCCTGTTGCAGACTCAGATGACTGGTATCGCTAACTATCTTGACGCTAAGTGCGCCGCCCAGCTTTCCGCTGGCGAATACGCTGTCACTCTGGGCGTTAAGAACCCTAACGATATTCTGCGTTCTATCGCTATGGCGCGCCACGTCTTGAACAAGACTCGCGCCCCGATGAAGAACCGTATCCTTCTGGTCGGTACTGACTTTGATGCTGCGTTGCAGATGGATGAGACTTTCAACCGTTCCACTGGTATCGGTGAGAATGGCGCTTCGTCTGCTATCCGTGAAGCGACCATTGGTCGTATTAAGGGCTTTGATGTTGTTGTTTCTCAGGACATTAAGCCCGGTGAAGCTTACGCCTTGTCGGACGGCGCGTTTGTTATGGCTCAGGCCGCTCCCCGTCGCCCCGATGACGTGGGTGCTGCTGGAACTGCCGCGTTGGATGGTTTCGCGCTTCGCTGGATGCGCCAGTACAACCCGTCCCGACTGTACGATGAGAGCGTTGTTGACGCTTGGGCTGGTTGGACTCAGGTTAAGGATCCTGTTTACTTCGAGAAGAACGGACAGTGGACTCAGTCTACTGACAAGTACGCTATCCGCGCTGTTAAGCTTACGATGGGCGATACTGCTGCTGACTCGTTCTTCGCAACTGGTACCGATAAGGATGCTGTTGCTACAGGCTTGGGCTTGAAGGCACGTCCTAAGAGCTTGGTTGAGAAGGCTAACGCCTGAGGCTAGTGGTGTTTGACATTGTAGGAAGGGAGGCTGGGTTTGGCTTCTTTTAATGAAACTAGTTTGGTTACGTTGGAGGATTTGGAGGCGCGGTCTCCCTTCCCACTGTCTAGCCGGGACCGGGAGGTTGCTAAGGCTGCGATTGTTGACGCGTCTAACCTGGTTCGGCATGAGGGGAATCCTAACTGGAATCCTATGAACGTGCCGCCTGTCGTTAAGACAGTGGTCCGTAACAGCGTGTCCCGGTTCATGAACCTTATCGACGGCGTGACTGTTAGTCGCGCGGGGGATGAGACTGAGCATTATACGGACTTGCAGGAAAAGACTGGTACGGTGTTTTTGACTGAGGACGAGAAGGAGACTGTGCGTCGTTGTGCGGGGCGCGGTCGTTCTTCTATGTTCGCGGTATCTACGTTCTTGTACACGCCGCCTAACACGCCTGACCAGACTACTACGCCTAATGTTACGGTTAGTCCGGTTCCCTCTGTGGCTCCGGCTACGGCGATAGCTTCCGCATTCTTTGAACAACGGTTGTGATGTGTTATGGCTGTTGGACGTAAAAGGCGCGGCAGGCTTGACGGGTTGATTCCGTTTCAGATGGGTTTCTTGTATCCAAGGTTTATTGTTACGGATTCGCGGGGCAATCGTGTTGTTGTCCCGCAAGACGCTACTATCCCGATGGGTGGCAAGACTTATAAGACTGATGGGGCGCTGGCGGTGCGCATGAGCTACCAGTCTTTGGCTACTTCTAGGGGCGAGATTCCCGGCCAGCTGACTAATGAGGAAGTCAAGTTCTACGTGTCCCCCATAGCGGAGGACGGTAGAGTGTTGGCTGACTTGATGCGGCGTTATACGGGGCATGAGACTGGGCAGGGTGTTCCTGTTGGGCCTTGGACTCAGATCAGCTTCGATGGCCGCATGTGGGATATTAGCGCTCCGCCTGTGTTTAAGCGTGGCACTAGGCGCACGTCTCATTGGGAGATGACGGCTCACCCGTCTCATGGTGGCGATATTGCGCGCGTCCGTGACGCTGTTGAGCAAGAGCCTGTCGCGGTTGATAACCACGCTCCTAGCGGGGCTTATGAGGGCGGGGATCACCTGTAGCGAGAGGGGAGTGGTGCTTGTGGCTGGAATGTTGATGACACCTAAGCGGTTGAATAAGGTTGTTTCTCATATGCCTATTGTGAAGGCTGCTGTGCGTGATGAGACTGTTAAGCGTGCTCAGGTCGCTGAGGGCGTGTTGAAGGCGCATGAGCGTGAGGGGCATAGCCGTATCGTGGTCATGTTTGGTTCTACTGACGGCTATTTCGGTTTGTCTGATGAGCGTGGCCGTCATGCTGCTGCTGCTATCGAGTATGGTTATCCGGCTGGATACAGGTATCGTGTTGATAAGAAAACTGGCAGGCTGGTCAGGCAGTGGTTTAACGCGCGTCGCCCTGTGGGGGCGTTGCGTGCGGGCATAGAGTATCGGGGGTGACTTTTTGTTTGGATGAGAATTTTAAACGTCTAGCGGGCCGAAGGCTGTTGGCTGAGGATATTATTCCCGGTATTCTCAGGAAGGTGTTGCCGGGTTATGTTCGCGTGTTGTCTCGCGTGGAGGAGAATCCTCAGTTCCCTTTCATATTGGTGTCTAGCGCTCGCGTGAGCGAAGGCCAGTCGCCTACGAGTGACCAGTCGGATATTCTGAGTTTTAATATCCACACGTTTTGTCGGGGTATTGACGCTGATATTGATGCCGCTAACTTGTGTTGGGCGGCTGTTAATGCTGTGAAGGATGCTGCGCTGCGTGGGGATAGCGTGGGTGATGGTCAGGTTATTGTCGCGTCTAAGCTGGTTATGGAGCCTTTACGCAGGTCTGACTGGCAGGACGCATCCGGTCCCGTTCAGTATCAGGATTTACCTCAGTTCGTTGAACGCTATGAAGCGTGGATGCGAGTACGGGTTATTCATCGTAAGTAATATATTTGTTTGGAGTGTGATAGTTTATGGCAGTTAATGGTGCTTTGATTGATGATAAGGTGATGTCGCGTGAGGTTTTCGACGTGTATGTTGCTGACGCGAATACGGCGTTGCCGAAGGTCGCTGACCTTGTTTCCGCGTCTAAGAAAACTGCGGCTTTGACGGCGTGGAAGCCTATCGGCCACATGTCTAGCGAGACTGGCCTTAAGATTGCAAAGACTGGTGGAGAGCTTTCTACTAAGTCTACGTTGCAGGTTGAGAAGTTCCGCGTGAAGTCCACGTCTATCGAGTGGTCTGCTGAGGGTGCGCTGGTTCAGTTTGATGAGGATTCTATTAAGCGGTTCTTTGGCGCTAACGCGACCGTGGATGCGTTGGGTTACATTAACGCTCCTACGGCTCCTAAGCCTGAGGAACTGGCCCTGTTGATGGTTGCTCGTGATGCTGATATGGCGCTGGTTATGGGTGGCCGTAAGGTTGCTGTCGTGGGTAATGGTGATTTTACTCCTACTAACAAGGATGGCTTCATTGAGATGCCTTTGAAGTTTACCTTCTTGCAGGATAGTGAGGGTAATTCGTTTAAGATGTCTGCTGCTACTAAGGTTACGGCTTGACATTGTTTCCGGCGTGGGGTATGTTTGCTAGTGTTGCAGGCGTGCCCCGCGCTGGGCATGTTGCACACGTTTGTTGTTTCTAGGAAAGGGGACATTTTATGTCGATTGAAATTAACGTTGAAGATTTGCAGGAACTCGTAGAAGAGAATAGCCCGTCGCTTATTGTGGGTGGCGTGCGTTTGCGTAATATCGCGTTGCTTGATGCAGACGAGTTTGATCGTTATGAGAAGCTGCTGCGTATCGGCAAGTATGAGGATGATTCAGAGCGCGGCTTTAACATGGGTGAGCTTCTTGAGCGTTATACTGAGTTGTTTATTCTTCTTGCGGGCGGGGATACGCCGAAGGTTCGTAAGGTTTTGGAGTCTGTTACTAAGGTTCCGGGCGGCTTGGTGACGTTGATCGCTAAGTATTTTAAGGTTACTCAGGTGGGGGAAGCCTAGCCCTTAAAAAGGCTCTTGACGGCTGCTTGTGGGAAGTGTGCGCTGACATGTTAGAGCACTATAATATTGATATTGTTAAGACTCTGACTGTTGGCGACTACCCGCCGCCTGCCATGCTTGTCAAGCTGATTGATGAGCTGCCTGTTGGATCGCGTTACGTGGCTAAGAAGCTGGGTGACAATAGGTTCTTGGGTAGGACTAGGGATACCGTGGTCTTGGAGGATACGTATGATTTGATTCAGGCGTTGATGAAGGGGCTTGCTGGTGGGAAGGTTCCTATTGAGCCGTATCCGCGTCCGAAGGCTAAGACTGCTGAGGATGTGCGGCGAGAGTCTGAGGGCTTGTCTTTGCGCGAGTTGGTCTCATGGGGCGAGTCTTTGGGGCTTGTTGAGTGGGAAGAAGTTGAATTCGACGACGAATAGTTGTCATTGTATATAGGGGGAAGGTTGCCGTTTTGGTGGCCTTCCCCTTTTTTGTTGCGTGGGGTGGTGAGGGTTAGTGCCTGATGTTATTGATATTGGTGGAGAGAGCGTTCCTGAGATTGCGTGGCTTGCGGTTAAGATTCTTCCGGCTACGGCTGAGATGTGGCATGAGACGCGCCGTCAGGTTAAACTGTTAGAGAAGTCGCTTGATCCTATAAATGTTGAGGTTGAGCTTGAGGAGGAGCGGGCCGCGCAACGTGCTACCGAGTTGCATCGTGAGATTGAGCGCCGCCTGCGTCCTGTCACTCAAGAGGTGCGCTTGGAGTTGGATCAGCAGAATGTGGCTAAGAGTCTGGCTGAGTTGGAGCGCGAGAAGATTCAGGTTGAGGCTGAGCGCGCTGGACGGTTGAAGCATTCTTTCAGTGATTTGGATAAGAGTCTTGACGTGTTGCGCCGTAAGCATCGCGCTATTTTTGAGGGTAAGGCTTTTGAGGCTCACCCGATTGCGTCTAAGAGTGGTAACTATTTCCCTTGGGAGCATGAGCTGCCCCGGTTCTTGAAGGCTTTGGAGAGTAAGAAGGCTCAGATTCAGATTTACCCGGCTGACGATTGGAAGAGTCAGATTCGTGGCGAGTTGGACGGCTTCTTTAAGAAGGAGTATCGTGGGCAGGTTGAGTTTGAGGTTGCTGGGTCTTCTGTTGATAAGCTTCTTGAGGCTGATGGCCGGATTCGTGAAGAGTTTGGCCGCCGTCAGAATTGGAAGTATGTTGTTGATCTTGATAGTGAGGTTAAGTCTGGCCGTTTGGATTCTGTGTTGGATGGGATTCGTCGCCGTATTCGTGAGAAGGCTTTCGGTTCTCATAAGGCTTTTGAGTTTGATATTAAGCCTGAGTTGGATCGCGGGGATTTGCGTGAGATTGGCCGTAAGCTGCGGCACTTTAAGCGCGAGTGGGATAAGACTGAGCTTGAGTTTAAGTTGGGGTTGGATCATTCTGCCCGGTATATTACTGCTGCTCGTCTTGCTTTTCTTGCTCGTGATCGTTGGGTGCAGTTTAAGCCTATTGTTGATAGTAAGGCGTTTATTGCCGCTAAGACTGCGTTGGATGCTTTGAGCGGTTTCCGTCTCGCAAGGGATTTGTCTACTCGCTTGTGGGATATGGTTAAGAACATGGATAAGGCTGTGCCGTTGATTGGTCTTATGGCTTCTGGTTTGGCTGTGGCCGCGTCTGCCGCTTCCGTGTTGGCTATGCACACGTTGACGGTTGGTGCTGGCGTGGTGAAGGCTGCTGAGGCTGTGGGCTTGTTGGCTCCGGGTATGGCTGTTGCGGCTGGTATTTTGGCGGCTTCGTTTGTTGTCCCGTTGAAGAATATTTCAGATCATATTGGTCATTTGAAGAATGATTTTAAGAGCTTGTCTAAGGAGATGGGTTCTTCGTTCTGGAATCAGGCTAAGACTCGTTTTGAGGAAGTGTATGCGGGGTTGTTCCCGAAGTTGCGTGATGGTTTGAAGCGTACATCTCAGGCTGCTGGCGAACACTTCGCTAGTGTTCTTACGTCGTTGGATAAGATTGTCGGCCCGGCTATGGAGCGCCAGTTTGAGCATACTGGCCGCGCTATGGAGGAGTTGTCTAAGCATACTGATGGTTTGGCTAAGGTTCTTCGCGTGCTGGGCGATATCGGCACTGATGCGTTTGAGGACATGTTGGGCTGGCTCGGCAGGGCTACTGACAAGTGGGCTGATTGGCTTGTTGAGGCTGAGCGCACTGGGAAGTTACAGTCGATTATTGATAACGGTATTCGCGAGTTCCAAGCGTTGGGCCGTGTCGTGTATCAGACTGGCCGCGTGTTTACTGGTTTGACGGCTATTGCTCGTGAGGCCGGGGGCGCTACGGTTGACGCTTTGGCTGGCGGCTTAAAGCACGCTGCTGATATTGTTCGCACTCAGGGTTTTATTACAGGCTTTAAGAATGTTCTTGATGGTGCTCGTTTGGCTTGGGGTAAGTTTAAGACATCAGTTGGTGGCGAGTGGAACGCTTTCTGGCGTAACACTAGCGAGACTTTCAAGGTGGCTGCCGGGGACATGGGTGCTGCTGCCGGGGGTTTGACTGGCGGCTTGTTTAAGTCTTTGTCGTCTACGGCTTTCCAGACTGGTTTGAGGCAGTTTTTTGCTGACCTTGCTGTTGGGGTGCGTAGTTTGGATAAGGTTTGGCCGCGTCTGGGTGACGGCTTGGG